AATCATAGCATGAACATCATAGAACACTCTCAGTCACTTAAGTTTGCTGTCATTGAGAGACAAGGCAAGCTCTACGCTATGGAGAGAATAAACATCATGAAGTCAGACAAGATACTGGTTTGGACTAGCACCATGATGAGTGCTCGTAGCTGGAAGGGTGCTATCTACTCGGACAGATCCAAGACTTACAATAGACAGTGGACTCCGTGTAGCAAGTTCCCATTGATATCTTCATAAGAAAGGAAGCATGGACCCAGAACACTATAGAAGAATATTTATTTTCTTACTTAAACAATACAACGATGGAAGTGGGATGAGTGCAGAAGGGTGTGCTCAAAGTATTCATAAGGAACTCGGGAAGGTATTCAAGGAAGCAGATCCAGACTTCTGTGAACTGAACTGGTTCCGTCCACCGTTCCATGTTAGTGGACCTATTGGGGCTTATCATTTTTGGAAGGAACCTGTTTTTTAATAACTTATATGTACGATAAAGCCAGTAAGAGAACATATGAGAGATATAAAGTCTATCAAGCAGAAGAATATTGATCTGATTGAGTCACATCGTGAAGCAATCAAGTAGCATAAGAAGTTACTCTTGTATTGTTATGTTGCCTCAGAGTGGGGGCAGGACTTTGATTCCATACTGCATGCTAGTCTGGAAAAAGTTAAAGATTCAAGCTTTGTTGCCTACATCTTATGTTACACAGTTGTCGGACCAAGTGGAGGGGAGTCACGATTCCAATGCAGTATCCCGATAGAGTACAAGAGTAGGGCTTTTGGGGTTCTGAATAGTGATTGGGGGATGATACTACCTTAAACCATAACTATTTATGATTACTTTATTACGTACCATACCAATTCGCTTAATGAGAGTGCTCAGATCGCTCGTCATTAAACGAAAGCAAGGTGGTCTAAGGTCTAGGTTATTAGCAGATCACATTGCAGTCACGACTGGTTTGATGGACAAACCGTTGTCTAAGCAAGACCTCAAGGCTATCGAGCTACATGAGGCGATGCATAGACTTGTTCGTGGCAGTGAGTCAAGTCACATCGACTCAACTCACATCAATTAATCAACCACAACGGAGAGTACATGCAGAGTATGACTTTAGATCAAGTCAAGACTGTACTGCCCTCACTATACACAACAAGAAAGCCTGTCTTTTTCTGGGGTGGTAGTGGTGCAGCTAAGTCCACGACTTGCCATCTGTTTGTGGAAGATAAGCGTAAGGTCAACCCTGACTTTGGAATGATTGACTTGAGAGCAAGTCAGTTAGATCCGGTCGATGTCAGGGGGATGCCTTATGTCAACGTGGATACCAAGGTTTCTAGTTGGTGTCCCTTTGATGTCTTCCCAGACGCTGAGCGGGACGGGACGCACGGTCTTCTCTTGTTAGAAGAGTTGAACTCAGCACTCCCTGCGGTATTAGCTTCTCTTTATGAGTTGCTGTTTGACAGACGGATTGGGTCTTACAAACTGCCCGATGGTTGGGCTGTGTGGGCTCTTGGGAACCGTGACTGCGATAATGGAGTCACCTACCAAGTTCCCGGACCTGTCGCTAACAGGTTTGCCAATCACATATTGGTTGAACCTACTGTCGATGACTTCTGTAACCACGGTTTCAAGACTGGTGTACGTCTTGAGGTGATGGCTTTCCTTCGCTGGAGACCTGAACTGATGATGACTTATGACAGTCAGAATCCTGAGCTGACCTTTGCATCAATGAGAACATGGACTTATGTCAGTGATCTTATGAAGGCATGGGAAGGTGACAACATGAAGTTCAATGACGATCTGTTTCTCCGCATGGCCCAGAATTGTGTTGGCGATGGGCCAGGGGTCGAGTTCGTTGGGTTTCTTGATTACTACAAGAAACTCCCTGATCTGGATGATCTTATTAAGAATCCAGAAACAGCCCCAGTCTATGAGGTGAAGGACGCTCACCTTAACTGGGCTATCATTTGTGGCTTGTTCAACAAGTCGAATGATAAGAATGCAGGACAAGTCATCAAGTATGCGATGAGATTGCCTGCTGAATTTAGCGTTGTCTTAATGCGTGATTGCGTGAGAGAGATCGATGGGTTCACCGAGTGTCCCGAGTATCTCGATTGGGCGAACATGCACTCGAAAACCATTCTCTAAGGAGACAAGTTGGCAAACAAGGTGAGCGTTGACACTCTCACTAAAGTTCGTGTTGGACTATTGCTGGATCACTGTTTTATAGGGACTCTAGCAACAAGTCTTGGGTTGTTGATCGACAACACCAAGCCTACCGCATACACGAATGGGTATGAGATCGGTGTCAATGAGACATTCTTTGAAAGCCTAACTCGCAAAGAGCAGACAGGTGTCATGGCGCATGAGATTTTTCATGTCATGCTCATGCACCATGTCAGGCTCGCCCCTTGGATGGACCCGAAGATAGCTCAGATCGTGATGGACATGATCGTTAATAACATGTGCCTTGAACACAGATTTGAGATACCTCCGGATGGGGTCCTACCGAACAACTGGATCGGTGGACATGAAGAGTTCTTCAAGGTAGCGAAGATGACCCTCGAAGCTGGGGTACGCTATCTTGATGGGGAATACAAGAACCGAAAGGAAGAGATCCCAGAACCTGGGGATCTACCCACGGGTACTTGTGATCCCCCTCCCATTCAGGGTGATGGTCCTCCGCAAGAGGGTAACGGACCAGACGGGTTCCCTGGGTTGTCTGAGGAACAGATCAGACAGGAAGAAGCCCGTGTTCAGAAGTCGATAGCACAGGCATTTCAAGCTGCGAAAATGCAGGGCAGTATGCCGTCAGGACTTGAAAGGTTTGTTCAAGATCTTCTGAATCCGAAACTTAACTGGACTGAAATCATCCGTGCGAAGTTGGCAAGTAAAGCAAAGCGGGACTACAAATGGTTCCCCCCGAACAGAAGACATATCTGGCAGGGTATCTACCTTCCCTCACTTCAGGGTGAGAGTCTTGGTCACATCGGATGGGCTACTGACACAAGTGGGTCCGTCGATCAACCGACACTCGATGAGTTCACGGCTGAGCTTAACGGGTTGGGTAATACCTATGATATGGAAGTAACCTGTATCTCTTGTGATGCAGAAGTTCAGCACTCTGAACACTTTGTACATCATGACTTTCCCATCAGTCCCAAGTGGAAGGGTGGTGGGGGTACAAGTTACCGACCTGTATTCCGTCACATCAGAGAAGAGGGTATAGACTTACGAGCACTTGTCTATATCACTGACGGATACTGCAACCGATTCCCCAAGATAGTACCCCCTTATCCGGTGTACTGGATTGTCTGGGATGATAACCCTTCATTTGATCCTCCCTTTGGTGAGGTGATTCACGTACCTAACTAGCTTATGATTGTAGAACTGGAAGGAGTCCTTGCGAAAGATCTGCGAGCTGAAACGATGAAAGCTCAGATCGTTCAGGGATTCGGCAACATGAAACCTAAGATCAAAGAGGTCAAGGTTTATGCTCTACCCATGAGCGCATCCAATATGAATGAGGTTAAGTCTTATGGCTTTAACACTTACTTCTATGGGGGTGCATGGCATAAGTCGCAAGCAACTACTGTGCTTGGGCTGAAGGTTGCTGTCACCAACATGCGCAACTCTGGGAAAGAGATCGAAGCAAACTATCGTAGACTTGTCAACATCTGGAATGCCGTGATCGGGTTCAAGGATGGCAGACACTATAACTCTTTGCTTCACAATGAGTTTGGAGACTGGCATGAGAACCCGAAAGCACTCTCTCGATGTTGGGAGTATGCGTATGAGGCTCTCGATAGACGTAACGTCATACGTACAGACGATCATCGTAGAGAAGCTTTTGGGGCAAGCTTGTTCTGGACCCCGGATGACCCGAAGGAATCAATGAGAGATCCCGAAACGAAAGGGACCATCTACGTTGAGTTTGATGAACGGATGTGCAAGGTGAACGGGGGAGACGGTGGTCTCGACCGACCTTACATGCGTGAGATACGCTTTGTCCTAAAGGGGCAGACTGAACACATGCATCCTGATGAGTCTGCGAGACTCAGGCTTCTTGAGATACGGGACCAAGTTGATTTTAACAAGGGACCGAGAAGGAGTTATGACCGACCGCAGAGCTAGTACCCTTGCGGAACTTGACGAGGCTATTGAGAAGTCTGGAGCCAAGTTAAATCGTAAGTATCTTGATGTAGTACGCCCAGTTGTCCGACCTAATAGGGGAGGTGCAAACTTGCATGATATAACTCATGAACAAGTTGATGAGGCTGTCGCTGAGTATCTCAAGAATGGGGGGAAGATCACGAAGGTTACATCTTCCTCTTCGACTTTTAGTAACAAAGCCAACCTTAGTGCTCTGGGGCAGGATGGTCTTACCCCAGAGCATAAGGGATTTAGTTCATCTGATTACTCGGAGGATATCTAATGAACATCTTTTATTTAGACACAGAACCTCACATCTCAGCGAACTATCATTGCGATCAGCATGTAGTTAGCATGATCGTTGAGTATGCTCAACTCTTATCTACTACATGGAGATGGTTTGCTGAGCATCAACCTGTCTGTCCTTATGGGACTGAATCAGAACTCAAGTGGACACTCCGTCCTGACTGCAAGAAGATCCTTGAGTTGTGCTACAAATCCACCCATGTAGACCACCCGTCTGCTGTCTGGGTAAGACAGTCAAGATGGCACTACCGATATCTAGTTTGTTTGTATGATGCTTTGTGTCTTGAGTATGAGAGTAGATACAAAAAGACACATGAGACTGAGAAAAGATTCAAGTCACCGTTTGATATCGAATACAAGTGGGCATACTTCAGTAACTCAATCTGGAATGTAACCTCACCCATACCTCTTCATCAATATTCAGGGCATAAGGGTAAGTTTAAGGAACCACCTCAATGCATGCCGGATGAGTACAAGCATGAGGATACGGTTACTGCTTACCGCAACTTCTACAAGTACGACATATCCAACTTTGCTAGATATCGCAGATCACGAAGACCTATCTGGCTTAATGACATAGCAACTGAGCATACAGAACAAGAATTCATGTATGAAAATGCCCCCAACGATATTTTCAGACATTTTCGTTGGGAACGTGGAGAAAGGATATACATCCCATGCCTAGAAGTAGAGTAAACAGAACCGTAGGGATTGGGTATCAGAAGACAATTACTGACCCAGACCACCCAGACTACCTAACTAAATGCCCACTCCCTATCAGGGTTAAGCTGGCAGGGAAGCAACTCACTCATGAGTTGGAAGGGTTCTTCCAGTTTGGGGATGCAGGTTTTTCTGGGTCTCAACAAGATTATGTAGATCAATCTATCACTAACATAGTAAGGGAGCATGCGATCCCATTACCCATACAAGTTCTTGAGTATGCTCGTTCGATGTTCATGACGAAGAGACTCAACCCTAAGAATGAGAGAGTTGGAATCATGGACATTGAGGATATTACTGAACCGGACGTATACACTGAAGCTGATGAGATCGTGAAGTATTGTATTAAAATACTTAATGAGAGGATTGACGGATGAGAGATCCATACCCTGAAGCTACTAGAGAAGGGATTACAATAGATAACTTCAGGGAACAATGGCCTGCTTGGAGGACTGGTCATACAATCCTATCGTTATCGATAAGAGGGAATAACCCTATAGCTAGAGAGAAATTCTATCAAGGAACCAACATGATTATTCTCGGGTTAGATGACAAGGCTGAGAAGCTTTACTTCCACCCTAATGAGGGAACTGTTGAGCGTATTCGCACATGGCCTGAGCAGACACGGCTGCGGTCCGCTGCTGCCCAACTCCTTGTGAATGAATTCCCTAATGCTTGGCGGGATATGGTTGACTCGTATGGCGTGAAGATAAACCAACTTGTCGGGGTAAAGAAAGACCCTCATCGAGTAGGGATTGGGGCTTCGTGGTGGGAGCATGAGGGTGCTGATTGCTGTGAGAAGATTGTTAAAAGAATAGAGAAACGCCTGAAGAACAGTGATTGGGATAAACCTGGGGCCATCAAGTCGCTCCCTTATTATGCAGATGAAGTAGATGAGATGCACAAACTGATGAAGCATTGCAGAACCAGGACGCATGTCATAAACAAGTGGAATGTTAGCAGGGCTAAACTGTTACGTGAGTACAACAGACTCACATCCATCTTGAGACTGGAAGGGTACAATCTAGTCGAGAGGAAAAAGGAGTATGAAGAAATTCCTTTTTAGAATCGTGTTCATTGTAACGATGTTGTTACTAATTCAAACCTGTATCAATAATTGAAGGAGCAATATGATACGAGAATCAGAGTTCGTGAATCGAACCATTGAGGACTTCATTAATCTTGTGGAGAAAGGTCACATTAAATTGAAGTTCACTACGAAACATGACCCTGAGACCGAAGCAAGTGCAGAACGTATGACCCGTACATGGGGCCATGACGTTAATGGGGTCAGCCAGAATGAACATGGAGAGATCATCGAGCGCATCGTCTACCCTGCTAAGATCAATGATGATCGATATGGGTTAGAGTATTCAGAGGATAGTGATTCCCATTACCACGGAAGGAAGGGGACTAAGGAAGACCCTGCAACCGTCATCTTTGGGTTCTGATGGAAATACCTGAACTAGCTAAGAGCAGGCTCGATCAACTGATGGCTCTCTCTTATTACAGAGACAGATACAGCAACGGGCACAGGATTTATCTATCTTTTCTGACAGGTGATGTTGACGACCCAGACTTGAGAGACACAATGGCTCAGTATGAAATCGTTAAGCAGATAGCATCTCTGTGTTATCAGAAAGTAAACTACTACAACGAAGAAAAGGTCCAGTTGCTCTGTGACCCTGGGTCTGATTTCTTCTTCTCTTTATAATGTTTACTTGATTACTTGTAAGTGTTCTATCGATATGTATTATGGATCATCCTACTTCAAATTGGGGGTATGAATACGTGTAAAAAATGTCGAGTCCATAGGCAGTGGGAAACGCATGGGCGAGTAGGCATTTGCAGGGAGACCTAGGCCCCGTACACAAAACCATGCCCCCATATTCATATTAAAGGATGCGTATGATCGGGAAGAAAGTGAGGTTCGAGTTGGAATTCAACGGTATCTGTGAACGAGTCAGTGGGAGAGTTAAAGAAGTGGTTAAACCGTGCCGTCAGTACCCCAACGGAGTGATCGTGGTAGACAACGGCACATTTGTTTATTCGTTAGACCCAGTTCATGTGGAGATCAAGAATGGGGAATCTTGGGGGGCTAGTTCTTAGCCTGAAAAAAAATAATCAAATCAGAATAACAGGTCCGGACGGACTTGATGTTGTCATGAGGTTGGTGTCTGGGGGCAGATCACCTCGTATTCTATTCCATGCCCCAAGAGATTTTGAAATAGCAAGGGAGACTATCGATGAAGATATCAGTATCAGAGATGGTAGAGTTACAGAACCAACTCTCACATGAGTATGAGCGTGAGTCTTTTGATTTAATCAAGCGACTTCATAGTGCAGTCATAACCCTCTCAAACAATTTACCTAGTGAAGACATAGAAGAGTTGCAGTTGTGCGAGCTGATGGAGAACACGAATCAGTACCTTGAGGTCTATGGCTAGTTCACAACAAGTCACTGGGAAGATCGAAGGGACTCGTCTTACAATAGTTAAGTTCTCGCATAGAGATGAGGGATACCGAAAAGTTATGCTGTTCAGGTGTGACTGTGGGAACTACAAGAAAATAAGACTTCATCACGTTCAGAGATTAGAAATCAAAAGTTGTGGGTGTTTGCAGAAAGAGTTTAAGCATACATCGGATCACATGAAAAAGATGAGGGCTTCCCCAAAAAGATTACCTAATCTAAGGAAGCAGAAACGAAACAATCCCCCTGTAAATAAAGGGATGAACAGGATCTGTCAACACCCTGGGAGCAAGACGGACAAGGGCAAGGTCTGCTATGTATCAGATGCGGATCTGAACGCTATTAATCTTGGTGTGATCCCAGATCCTACTCAAATTTGATACTAAATAAATGTTTACTTTTGTACTTGACAGTTGATGAATGATGTGATATGATATGAATTGAAGTGATGTGAAGCACTTTAACATTGGTTGATTGTTCAACTTATCATATCAGGAAAGAACATGGATAGGTTATACAAGTACAAGGAAGTGGCTGAGATCTTGGGTCTCGCTGAACAGACTATAAGGAATTGGGTGCATCAGGGGAAGATCCCTGTGGTTAAGTTGGGATCATCCGCAAGGGTGACTCAGGAAACAGTTAACAAACTTGCTGAAGAGGGATTGAATGCTGATACCCACGCCTAAAGATTTCACCCCAAAGGGGGAGATCCTAGCTAACACTCAGGACATGAAACCTGAAGAGTTCTCTGAGATGAAACAGAAGTATTCAAGAATGGGTTACTTCTCTGCTTCCCAAAGTCCTGCTCTACTTGGGGTTTATTCTTCTGCTACGCAAGTCTTTGAAGAGATGAGACAGGAGCAACCAAGGGATCTCAGTCATTCAAAATCATGGGACAAGATTGTATTCGGGAGACTCATCGAGGACTGGATTGGCAACTACGCATCAGAGATGATCGAGGTTGATGTGTTCAATGACCCATACATGTTGGGGAACAAGCAACACTCATGGATCTGTTGCAACAAGGATTTTCATTTGGTCGAGAATGATATCTATCCTGGTCGCTGGGCTATGGAAACTAAGTCCACCTCTAACTGGCAGGTCCGTAAGGAACTTGGTGTATCGGGATCAGAAGATACGGTTGCTCAATACTATATTCAGATGCAACACCAGATGCTTGTTGATGAGCTGGATGGTTGTATCAACCCTGTCCTTATCATCAAAGACCCGTCCACTCTCCCAATGGCGGTCGATGCAATCAATGCTGGGGAGAGTGTTGATGATGTAATGTCAGACGTCCCCTATTACATGAACTGGTACGTGGTTAAGAGGGACGATGAGTTTATCTCTGAATTGAGGGATCATCTCATAAGAATGAGAGAGATCTTTCATCAGGGGGGACAGCCACCCACCGATGGCAGTGATGCCACCTCTAAGGTTCTGAGGAACAGGGACCGTTCCGGTGGGATGGCTTTAGCGGATGAGGAGATCATGGAGATGATTGACAAGATCAAGATCAAGAAGGATCAGATCAAGACAGAACAGAATTCCATCAAGGAGATAGAGAACTCCCTTCTCTCGAAGCTTGGCGAGCATGAGGGATATCAGTACGAGGGCAACCCTGTCATGTCTGTGAAGCAAGTCACATCAACTCGATTCGATTCAACTCAATTCAAAAAAGACAATCCTGAGTTGGCGCAGGATTATAACGTATTAAAAACTTATACCAAGGTAGAGTATGCATGAACACACGTTAGATGAAATTATGGGGATGAATGTTCATCAGAGAATCCTCTGTGTTAAGTCAGAACTTTGTGAGCAGGGGATCAGCAAGACGAAAGTCCAGAAGCATCAAGGGTACAAGTTCAGGGGAGTTGAGGATGTACTCGGTACAGTCTCAGCACTTCACTGTAAGTACAGACTTGATATCGAGTGGGTCGGGATTGAAGGGCTCGACACTAAAACTGGTGCGAACGGTAAGGGCTACCACATGACAGGAACCTGTACATATAGGATCATTAATGTTGACAAGCCAGAACAATACAGTCAGTTCGTTGCCCCTGGGGAAGGGATGGATAACAGTGATAAGTCCAGTGGTAAGTTCTGTAGCTACGCATACAAGAATGCTCTCTTCTACAAGTATGAGATCCCGGTCCAAGGGCAATCCATTGATGGATATGACCCACGAGAAGATGTTGAGAATGATTCTCACTTGGAAACCACTGGTGAAGGTGGGCCACCAAATCCCGAACAGAAAGCACGAATAGAAAACATGAAGAGGCAGGGCGGGGACGTTGCTGCTTTGTATGATCGATGCCTTCAGAATCAGAAGGATGCCGTAGCGAAAGGTGGGCTCACGAAAGAGACATTGGATGTGTATGGTGCTGACCTTGAGAAATTAAGAGAAGCCATGAACGCTGATGTTAAGGCGAAGAAACCTAAGATCTCTGACTCTGATTGGGAGAAGTACAGTACCCTAGTCAAGACATCGCAGGGTACGATAGATGCCTGGTTTTCTCAGGAACATGTTGGTAGAGATCCTGAACCCAAGACAGCCAAGGATAAAGCCTTGAATATGATTGGGGATGCGAAGAATAAATCGAGAGAGGATAGCGGTGAGAAATCACCACCCTCAATTAATCAAGATCAATATGCTGACATGGAAGATCCCTACATGAGTGGGTAAGGTAATGAAAGAAAAGAAGGTTAAATCAAATCTTATACTTGATTCTTCTATAAAATCTAATCACCCGTACTACAAACATATAGTCTATAAGAACCCACTTTTTCATTTCATTCTTGTCTCTGATGAGTTTGGTCATGTTCATTCTACCATGACTAAATCGGCAGAGGTTTGCTCGATGACAAGACAGGAGTTCAGGACTAGGCTTAAGGGGTATGAAGAACTTGGGTTGATCACCGTCAAGACTAGCAAGGTTCTGAGCAAGTCAGGCAATCAGAAGATCAATGTATCGAAGATGATACTGAATCTCAGCCATGACTTGTTCATTAAGGATGGGCAAGAAAGGGAGGTCTCCCATACCAGAGGTACATACCCGAAAGAGTTTGAAGAAGACTGGAGCATCTATCGCGGGGCGGATGCGAGTAAGGTAGGTGAGAAGGGACAGGCTTATGTCAACTGGTTGAAGGCTGTCAATAAGTTCGGCAGGAGTACAGTCATGACAGGGACTGTCAACTATGTTGCTAAGTGTGAAGCAACCAACACTTTTAAGAAGCACGGCTCTACATTCTGGGAACCATCGAAGGAACGGTTCAATGCAGAAGAGTATCAGGATAACAAGTCACCAGGAGTAGCTCTATGGAGACTGCTCAATTCCCCTGTGCTTGGGAATATTATGGAAGGTGGTGTGTGCATTAGGATTGAGGGAGACCCCTGGATGGGGGAAGCTCTCTTGAGATTGAAGGGGACAGATCGAGTGATCGGTCAGGCTCTTGACCGAATGGGGGACCGTAAGTTCCGTGATGCTTTCATGAACGCTTACAAGTTAGCTGTTAATACTAAAGAGCCAAGGTCAACACTATATTCACAGTATGAAAATGAAATTGAATGGAGCATAGAGGATGGACCCCAGACTTCAAGAGATAGTGGACGAGGAGAAACGTCTACTATCAGCAGTAATCATTAGGCCAGAATATTTAGATACCGTTAGATCTATTGTTAAAGAGGGGGACTTCTTCCACGCAGGACACAGCATTCTATTCAAGGAATGTCTGAATCTAAGTAGCTCAGGTGTTCTTATCAGTCCTGTTACCTTGTGGAAAAAGATAAAGAAACAACCTAATGACATGTCTCAGGATTATATTGAGACTATGGCCTTGGGTGCTCCCCCGATACCAGAGCTATTAGAGCAACACGCCATCTCTGTAAGAGAGAATGCTGAATCACGTAGACTTATGGGGGTAGGGGAAGCTATACAGGAAGCAGTTTTAGGGGGGATGAGCAGTGAGGAAGTTATACACCTCACTCAGAAACAACTTGATGGTGTGATGGAGCGTACCAGTACATTCCAAGCCACTAAGTTTAGTGACGGTCTCATTGAACAACTCAGTGAGATGCAGACAGGTGGTTCAAGACATAAACGAATCCCTACAGATTGGCCTAGTATAGATAGATACCTTGATGGGGGGCTTCAACTAGGACAGCTTGATATCATAGCCGGGAGAACTGGTATGGGTAAGACAAGCTTCGGGACTTCCATGCTTTATAACATAGCCAAGGCTGATATCCCTTCTTTAATGGTGAGTATCGAGATGCCACGGTTGCAAATCATCAGGAAGATAATTGCTGGGAGATGCCTGATAAAAGAGGGCAACATCGCTAACAATGAAATGACCACGGAAGATTGGGTTAAGTTCGAGAGGTCAGCCGAAGAGCTATCCGATTTGCCCTTGTACATCGATGATAGAAGTCGATCACTCTTCGAGGTAATCGCTTCGATCCGGTCACACGTTAGAAGGTTTGGTGTCAAGTTTGTGGTAGTTGACTACGTTCAGCGAATCAAAGTCCCAACCAGGGATGCTCGCTACCTTGAGGTGGGTGAAGTGGTTGACGATCTTGCTGAGCTATGTAAGAGAATGAGGATTAACATCATGCTTCTCTCGCAGATCAACCGAGGAGTTGAGGGGAGAACAAGCAAGAGACCTGCAATCTCTGATCTTTCTGAGTCAGGCAAGATCGAAGAAGCTGCAAGCAGGATCTTTCTCTTATACCGAGATGAATACTACGATTACGATAGTAGGGATAAAGGAACGGCTGAGGTTCAGATAGCCAAGAATAGATTCGGTGCTACTGGGACAGCTAAGATGGCCTTTGTTCAAGACTACACTTTATTTGGGGAGCTTAGAAAGTAAATACAATGGGTGCTCAAGAAGATATTACTTTTGAGGACTGGTTATCAACAAGAAATCATGTCCCTAAATACATGTTTATGTACTGGATGAGGGAGTACGGAGCACGTGAAAGTTCAATGAGACACTTGGTTAATATATGGAAGAAGGTGAGGTTTAGAGCTGATGTGCTTGAATCCATTCTGTGGGATGCGGGTAATACAAAATTTAAAGGATCTCAAAAGGTGGGGTTCATAGTCTCAGAGATCCACGCAAGAATCTAAGGAATAAAATGCTTGACGAAAGTATAGATTATGTTACACTAATGATTACTTTTGTACTTATATACGTGTACACAATCATGTCTCAGAGAATATACGGAACTAAAGATCCTGCTTTTAATGTGATTCTTCCTGACGATGGGAAGGAGAAGTTATACATGATCGGGGTTGTCGTTAAAGGGTTCAACAAAGAGACAGCAATCGCTAATTTCGGTCAGGCTAATTTGTATGGAACCTACTTTACACTTACAGAGGTCGAGGAATTTGAAGACGAGGACGGACGAGTCGCTTTCAGACCAAAGGATGAGTCAGTCAACTAGGAAACAGAAGACTCATTTTCAGAAGCAACTTGTTGCCCTGATGTTCGGGGAAGACATCACGGTGAAAAGTCTCTCTCATAAAATTGGGGTTAAAGAAGTAACCGTAACCCTGTGGCGTTCCGGAGCGAGGGTTCCGAGTACGCAAAACGCTAGAAAACTATCTAAGTATTTCTCGATCAGTATCGATGATCTGTTTGGTCCGTTGCCTAGTGGGAGTGGCACGTAAAACATAACCACCACAATGTTCTCATATATTTCCTCTTAAAAAGGGGCTGGGTTTAGATGATTTCCTCAGCCCCTTGAGGTTAGGTTTTCTTCATAGCCTACTCTCCGTTGTGTGAGGACATATTTCATTTATGTTCCTATTAAGCCCAAGGGTCGTTTCTCTTGGGCTTTTTAGGGCTTAACAATCTATACAGGAGTAATGATATGTTTTGTCAAAACCTATGTATTTTCTCAGGACGGTTGGGTCAGGACCCTGAACTCAAGCCGTTAGAATGGGGGAATGCAATCAAGTTTGGGGTAGCCATCGACATGCCGAGGCGAAACCCAGATACACAAGAATGGTCATCCGAAACAACATGGGCTGATTGTGAGTACATGGATACCAAAGAGGGTACTGGTAAGGGTAAGGCTATTCTTAATCTTAGTAAGGGGGATGTTGTTCATGTCCATTGTAGGTACACAAAGAAGAACAACTTTGTGACCTTCAGGGTTGTAGACATCTTTCCAGAGCAGAAGCCTAGGGAATCCCAAGGCTATCAGGGTAGTCCAGATAATGCTGACTACCAACCCAAGAGACAGCGAGAAGTTGTCTAATTAATCGCCCCCATTTCGGGGGCATTACAACATTCATATAGGAACACTATGGAACGTAAGCAAGTAAAGCTGACAGGGATCAGTCCCTTAATGGTGCAGAGTGACAGACTCGCCAACCCCCTGGACCCACTGTCCAAGGAGTTGAAACAGTACACTGGGAAGAGAACCAAGACGGATGAGGATCATGAGATGATCTATCGTCTGAAGTGGGAAGGTGGACTCTACTATGACGGGGAGAAACCTGTCATGCCTGGGTATGCATTGAGAGCAATGATCCGTTCAGGGGCTAAGCTTTCAAAGCGAGGCAAGCACATTCAACGTGGTGTACAAATAGCCCAACCCGAGGTGGCAATAGAATATGATGGACCAAAAGATATCGAAGGCTTATGGGCTAACGATAAGTTCAAGGATGTGAGATCGGTGAACGTGAAGAACAGTAAGGTGATGACTTGTCGTCCTATCTTTCACGACTGGTCGATTACTTTCACGCTCACTGTTAACGAACAGATCATCAACATGTCTGAGGTGATAGAGATCCTTGAGCTATGCGGGGAGATCGAAGGGTTGTGCGAGAACCGCATGAACTCTTATGGTCGTTTCTCTGTCGAGGTTGTTTAACTGGACTGGACCACACCAGAAATGACTGGATGAGGAGTAGAAGCGAGAGGATGTGAGCTGATTCAAACGTAACGGAATGGTTTAAATTTTTAAGCGGATCAGAATTGAAATGAAATCAGCAGATCTGATGGGAACATAACTGAGCGGACCGGATTGGTTAGTTTATTAAATGGAGCGGATATCACTGGAGAAGATATCAATCTGACAACACAGGAGATGATTTGATTAGAGTACAGGAGAGCGTAGCGGATTAGAACGGTCTATCTTGTTAATTGGAAATGAGCAGATTTGAACGGACTGGAGGCGAGTGCAAATCATAGCAGGGGATTACAGGGGACTGAACCGAAAATCAGTGGATCGTAGTGGATCGGATTGGGACAACTTGTTAACTGGAAAGGAGAGGAGAGCAGGGCAGTGGACCTGAACGGAAGAAGATAATTTATGACCGACCATAAAATCATAGGTGATGCGACCCTGTTATTGGGGGACTGCCTAGAAAAAATAAGGGACATTCGCAATGGTAGTATTGATGTTAGTTTTACATCTCCACCTT